GTCGATCCTTACAGTTCGACACGGAGGTCTCCGGAGAGAGAGAGGAGGAGTTTAACGTTGGGGTTGTTCTCGTGAACCCAAAGCGTTCCTGAAACTTCGTCGATTCGTTGACGGAGTTTCCAGAACGACTCAAACTTCACGAGTGGTGTCCCAGCGACCTGTTTTTCACCAATTGTTTCGACAATCTTCGTGTAGTTCTTCTTGCGGAGATGGCAGTGGTCCTTGTACGTAAAGTACGGGACCGTCTTCCTATTTCCTGCGAGAAGACCACGGAGGGTGTCGTCACGTTTGAGCTTGTTTAACAGGTCGCTGAGACTCATGAATGGTGTTGACGTCTCGATTTTGCGTCTGAAGAACCTCTTTCCCATCCATTCTGGATGGGTATGAGGATTTCCATTCCGGTCGGTCCCCATCAGGGGACCGAGTTTGGGATGTTCCTGTGCGTACTCTTTCAGAGTATCCCAGGTAATCAGACCAATTGGAGTATCGTCATCCACCATTTCAAACATACCAACGTTATAGTGTGGTTTGGAGTCTTTTACTGACGGCAGTTCGTCAAGCAGGTTATAGAGGAAATCAACTCGGGTTTCGACATTATGTTTCGAGACCCAAGATCTGGAATCCATTAATGACCTTGCTATGACGGGAACGAATCCTTCGTTTGGGCTTGCTAAGGCTGATGCCACCTTCTTTATGGTCTTTGGCACCCATTTCCTCCAGATCCGTTTGTCGGATCGGTCGGATGGGTACTCAAGACCACCTAGAAAGGTGGGCAACGCGAGGAACCTCGAATCGATGAGGTTCCTACTGCGTACCAGTCTTAGCATTTTGGTAGTGCCGTCAACGCATTCCCTCGCGTCCCTTCGTTTTTCGGGGGACGCGTAGCGTAGAATGGAGTTGACGGCCCATCCACGATTAACGAATGGATCCATTTTCCCTGCTGGCAGTCTGGGGTCTTTCCGACAGTTGAGTCCGGACAGTATTCTTACCTTGATGAGATCAAGGTGAGTCCACTGTCCCTTCCCTTCTGGCCGGATGATTGGCTCTTCACAGAAGGTGCCGAATTTATTTGAGACGAAGTGGGAACCATCTCCTATGATGGTTCCCATCATCCGACAAATTCTTCGATACCTTCTGTCTGCTCTCCGCGACCCGACGAAAATTGCATCGTCTCCTTGGATCATTAAAGGTAATCCTTTGTTGACCCAAGGTTTTTCGATGAACTCTCGTATGGGAAGCCGGGAAAGAGCCGCATCGACCTCAAAGCTCGTCCAAACCGT